CCAACAGCACTCCCAACGCACGCGTAGATCGGAACAAAACCACCTTCCTTGACTTGCGCCCTCAACGCCCCGCCTGGTTCGTAACATACAAAAACCGATACAGTGTCGTTCGAACTGTAACCACCAGGCCAGTTGTAGTCAGCGGATACCGTCTCATCTCCTTCAATTGTTACCGTGATCTTGGCGGTTCCAGTGTCCATGTCTGCAAAAGCGAACGTGACTCGATAGGTTGATGTGCCTGGATCGCCTGCGCCCACAACAAACGTGCTGCGTGTTCTGCACTCGACTAGATCGAAGTCAGCCCGCCAGCTTCCTTTATCGTACAAGACTGGGTGGCAAATTGTCGTTGCCAGTTTGCCTGCGCCGCCGTTGTCGATCAGCTTATTCCCACTGATTGCCCAGTTGCCGCTTATCTCGTACCAGGAGCCGGTTGGTGGATTAGCGTCTGCGCGATTGAAGTCGTCGTCGCCAAGTTCGCAACCTTTGCAGCAACAGCTTTGCATGTGCTTGCGTTCGACCACTAGCACTCCTCCCAGAAGATATACCAAGTCATGCCGCTTCGAATTAGCTTGATGTATTTGTTGGTTCCAACTGCCGTGGCTGCGAGGTTGTAGAACTTGACGGTATCAGTTGACGTTGAAATGGTTCTCGTATCGCCGCTGTCAGCCGTGTAAACCTTGGACGCGGTTCCCGTTCCGAGTGTTGTTCCGCTTCGTGCTGTGGCTCCCTCAGTTGTGTACGCAATCAATAACGAAGTATCGTCAGTTGTTCGGTTTTGTCCGTCGCCAACGAAGTTTGAACCAAGCACCTTACGAATGATTTCGTCGGCGTCTGGTCGGCTAAAGGCTACTAAGTCTTCGTCTTTTGCCATTTTACGACCTGATGAAATCGAAGCTGATTTGTTTGTAAGTTAGAAACTTGGTTGTCAACGGGTCTGCTGTATATCCAAGCTTGTCACCGTCCGCCTTTAGCTTGCCGACGATTCGATGGGAGTTTGTCTGATCTAAGTATGGCTTGATCTTGTTTCCATCCGCAACGTCTTTAAACACGCTACCAACCTGCAATAATTCAGTTTCCCAAGTGTCTGGATCGTAAGTGACCTTGTAGCTGATTCGCCAAGCTGGAAAGAATCCGAAGTAGCCAAGTTCGGCACCAGTCACGTTTAACTTGCATGTTTTAGGTTCACGGCCTCGGAACGTGTCTTCGTTTACAGTGTCATTACGATCCATAATCGTATTGATGTCTTGCGAAGCGTCTTCGAACTGGACAAGCGAGAACGAACAGATTGTGACCGTTCGCGTCAGTGGTTCCGCAAAAGGCTGGCCTGCGTAGTTGATAATCTTCTTGGGTGGATCATCGAAGTCTTCGTACAGCACTCGTTGTTTGGTTTCAAACGAGTCGATCTTAAAAAGCGGAATCCATGTTACCGGGTCTGGCGAATCTGGATTGTCTGGTGATTGCTTCTGATCTTCTTGGCCTGATTCAAACTCCGCGATGACTTCCCAGTGTAGTGCGTGACCTGCCATGCGTTGTGCCGACTTACTCATGCACTTCTGGTTGGTTGGTCCGTAAACCAAGTTGATGATCGGTAAGCCTGGAGTAAGTAGCAGAATCTCTTCGCGTGTAACGTCTTTGCTGTCGGCAAGTACGATGTACTTGTACTTGCTAGTGAAGATAAGCGTCTGGAGTTTTCCAGCCTTGACGTTACCGCTTCCGTCTCGGAGTTCGCTTGATTCGATAATCTGGCTTGCCATTTAACGTGCCCTCCCGATTGGCTGAATCTCTTTGATTGCTTCGAGTTGCTGTTTATTTAGCTCGACTTGCTGAATCTGCAATTCTTCCTGTCGAAGTGCAACTTCCATCTCTTCGTTCTTTTGTTCGTTCATGAACTTGTATGCCTCCACACTGCCAGCCGCAAGCGTTGGAGCAATTGCTAGATCGATGCCGTTTTTGTCTGGTGCAGTGTCTTTTTGAAGTTGCTCGCGTAATTTCTTGTCTCCACGCTCAAAGGTTTGCTGATCGATCGCTCCGTTGTCGATCAACTCCTGCAACCTATTCAGTTCCTCCATGTACTTTTCAAATGGGCTAGCGGTTTCTTCTTTGAGTCGCTGTGCGTCTCGGATCATGTCTTCAGTGCGTTTTTTTCTTTCATTTTCTTCTTCTTGCGCCCTGCGTTTCTTCTCCTGCTCTGCCGTTCTCGCAGCGTCTTCTATTTCTTTTTCTAGCTTTTGCTTTTGGGCTAATGCGTCAGCCTCTTGCTTTGCTTTTGCCATTGCTTCTTCGTTTTTAGTTCCCCTGCTCGCAGCCGCTGCTTCTGCTGCTTCCTGAGCTTTCCTAGCGGCATCCATCATTGCAAAAGACTGGTCCATTGAGCCTGCTTCGCCAATGATGTTTCCTATTGATTCACCAGCCAAAAGCTTTCCAAGCAAAGAACCTGGGGTAAGTTCAAAAAGGTCTTTTGCTGTCCCGTAGACTCCAGCGATAGCAATTCCCAAATTCTTAAATCTCTCTTCAGCATTTTCACCAACGCTTACAAGCCTCGTTAAGTCGTCCGCAATAGCTTCAAGTCCTGATGCCGAACCAGCCGCAATCTGCGACAGCCAGCCTTGAGTTGCCATCGAAAGTCGATCCATAGCGTCATTCGCTGCGCCAATACCCTCAACCTGCACATCGCTCAAATTCATTCCGACACGCTTAGCAAATTCTTCCATTTCACGCAGCTTGTCGCCGCCTTCTTCAAGCGAGGAAACTAAATCGACTCCTGCCTTTCCAAACAAATCAAACGCCAATTTAAGACGTTCCGCATGAGTTGCGACTCCCTGCATTGAGTCGGCTATTCTGGCAAATTGCTGCGACTGAGACATGCCAGATAGCTCGTCTGGGTTAATTCCCAACGCTGCTAGCGCGTCGAAGCTAGCACCGCTTCCGCTTTGCTGTGCCTCCACAATGCCGATCTGGAACTTTTGCATTGCCATTGCAATTTGATCTGCACCAAGTCCAGATGATTCTCCAAGGCTTCTTTGCAGCGTGTTTAATTCGGAAAAACTAAGACCTAGCTTGTTCGCCTGGTCTGTAATCTTGTCGATGCGATCCATTTCGTCAAAGACTGGACCTACCACACTTTGCAAGCCACGAAAAGCAGTTGTTGCAAGAGTCACCGCAGACGCGAGGTCTGTAATCTTACCACCACCAAACATGCCGCCTTGCTTACTGTCAGGTAAGCCCTGCTTGTACTTTTCTTGCAACCGATCAACAGCCTGCTTCATTCGATCAGCACTTACCGCACCTGCCTTGTGTGCCTTTTCCAGCACCGCCAAATCAGCGTTATAGCGATCCATTGGCGAAATGGACTCTTTGATGATTCCATTCAGCTTGCGCATCTCACCAGCCGACAAGTCAACGCCGCGAGTGATCTTGGAAGCGTCGAATCCGATTGCGACGTTAGCTAGGTTGATTGATCCGGCCATGCTGTTTGACTATTTCTGTGAGTCCAAAGATCGATGCAACTTGGGGAATCGCTTCTGACGGTTTTGGTTTCTTTGGCTGGGTTTCTGGTTCGTACCGCGATGGCATGTAACCTTCAATCTGGATCGGTTCCATCCCCTGCCCGTGTGCTGCCAGTGTGACTGCTGTAAGCCTGTACAGAACTGCCAATAGCTCCGCGTGTTGCAATCGCTGTTCGCCAATAGGCTCGACAGCATCGAAAGCAAGCCACTTATCCAGCGTTCCTTTTGGTAGTGTCGATAGCCATTGGTCAACGTCAGCGATCCCCCACTGCAAGGCCAGCCGGTAAGCTATTCTGAGCTTCCGGCTTCGTCGAAGTTTTTTACTAAGCCCTCAAGCTCTCCAGGTTCGTACCTGTTCAGCTTTTGGCACTCTTCGAACAAGTAGCCTGCCAAGCTTCGACGCATGGTCTTCAGCTTGTCGGAGTCGTCGATCAGTCGTTCGCCATCAACACCAATCCACGAGTGGGCAATCATGGCTCGACGCATCTTCTTAACGTCGAACTTGCCTTTCTTGTCTTGCAGTTCGAGTTCGTAGGCAACGGCCTGATCTTCCGTAAGCTCTCGCAAACGAAACAGCTTGCCCTCGAACTCAACGACAACCTCTTGGACTGGTTGCGATAGCACATCGGCCAGCGAGTCTTTGTCAATTAGCTTCTTGTTCGTCATCGTCTTCTTCGTCCTCGTCTTCGTCTGCTAAAAGTTCCTCGGCAGGAGGAACGTGGAAATGGAAAGGTGGATTGACAACGTGTCCGGCTAACGTCGAACACTCGGCAACGATTGGCAACCATTGCTCGTCGCTTAGTTTGTTACCTTCAAGCAATGGCATGATTCGCGAGTCTGGTGCCTTGCAAAGCAAGCCCATATTGACTCCATCGACAGTGACAAACCACTGATCAAACTCGACTGGGTTGCCATCAACGCCAGTCCCAACGTGTGTTACAAGTTCTGTTTTGCTCATAGTTATGCTGCTGTGAAGGCTGGTCCTGTGGCGCCGTCGAACTGGATCGTCATCGATCCTTTCATGACTTCGCCGTTCTTTGGTGCTGGAAAATCAACGCTCTTAACGAATGCGGTTCCAGCGAAAGAACCTGCACCTGGATAAGTGATGGTGAATGTTGTTCCAGCGTACGGTTCGCTGGTTGGAATCATGGTGGTCGAAGTTGGCACAGCAGCACCGAGCCAATAAAACTCGACAGTAACTTCTGGCAAGTCTCGCAAGTCGCCAGGTCGCATTTTCTTGAATCCGGTCGTTGCAAGAACTGTAATATCAAGCGGTGTGGCTTGAATTTTTGCTGAACTAATCGAAGTCAGAAAGGTTGTGATTCCAAGACCTGAAATCGTTGCGCCGTTGCCTGTGACTGGTACTGTTAAAGCTGGCATGTTATGTCGCCTCCCAATAGTGAACTAACAAATCGAAACTGGTGATGTACCGATGCTCCTGATTGCCGTCCGTTGGTGGACCGCTCTCGTAAGAATCGCCGCTGTCTATCTCTGTCCCGCAAAAATAGATACTCAATGTCGTCCCCTGGTAGGAACAAATTCCGCTGGTTCGGATTGCGTGCGAAATGTCGTTGGCTGACTCCCGCGATGTGCCGTAGCAATCGAGTTGGAATCGAGCGTGGGCGAGTCTGGTAACGTCGCCTACGATGTGTTCGCGAAGTGTCGAAATTTTGTAGTAGACGATTGCCGGGAGCGTAGCGTTTTGAAGCAAAGCGTCAGGGTACATGCGTTGCCCAACCAACGCGGAAACCCCCGCGTAGTTGAGTAGTTTTGACCTGAGTGCTTTGCCTATGTCGCTTGCCATTATTCGCCGCTTATGACTCCAATAGTTCTGGATGCAGTCTCAGTCGAACCGCTGACAATTTGAAGATATTTGACGCCTTCAAATGCCAGCCGATTCAGACCAACATGACGCGATGTGGATACGGTTACTGTGTACTGGGTTGATTCGTAATACAAAGGACGAAAGGTCGTTCCGTCTGCTGAAGCGTTGAAGGTAAAGGCAGTACCAGTCAACGCCGCAGGAGTTGTCAACGCAACTGGTATCCGACTGTTTTCAAGGGTCAACGAAGTGGAGACAGTGCCAGAACTGGCAATTGTTACCGTGTCGGTGAGTCGTAAGTTTTTAGCCAAGTTTCAACTCCTTAATTTCTTTTTCCAATTGTGCGTAGCCTGCTGACTGTTGCGCTGCTTTTGTTTCGTCGAACGCTCGTTGCATAAAGCGTTCTGACGGGTTGATGCGCTTTACTTTGCCGCTGTCAACGCCCCAGTAAAATACTTTGCGGTTTTCTCCAGCCTCGAAGTTCAGCTTGTTGGCTTTGGGGTGATCGCCACCGACGATCAGCACTCCGCCGCGATTGTTTTTCAGATACTTCGTTTTGATGTGCTTGCCAGAACTAATCTGCCAAGCAGCGTTGTCTTTGTACTTCTTGCCCCACTTCTTGCGTGTGCCAGAAATGCTCGAGTTTGGTGCAATCGCTTTCGCTTTTGTCACAATAGGCTTTGCCATCGCCTTCAAGACTCGTTCGCTCGGCCCAAGTCGCATCAGCAATGGAATCTGCATGATCTTGGCAAGCATCGCCTCATCGAATGAAATCTCAAGCTTTAGGCTCATGTTGTTGCCACCAGTTCTATAAACTTGCGCAGCCCATCTACCTGATTGACGTAGGTGATGCCATACGATACATCGTCGAAAAGGACTCGCATCTGTGTTGTGTAGACAGGCTTGTACCGGACTCGAAAGATTGCCTTCGTGCCTGCTTCAAGCTGTCGGCCTCTCATCGATTCCATTCCACCCGTCGGCATGAAGTCCGCAGGTTCGTTCTCCAGCACCGTCTGCCAAGTAACGATTGGTTGCCCTGTGTCGTCTTGTGCTTCGATAGGCTCTTGAATGTGAACGCGATGCCGCATTGCTCCGACTTTAGTTCTGCTGCTCATGGGTAACTTGCCCTCATGTATCGCAGGACAAGCTTTTCGTAGTTGCCAAGGTCGGTCGATCTGTCGTTGTCGCCTCGGTTCGCGTCGAAGTAGTACCCGATCAGTTGCAGGATCGCTCGCTTCGCCACTCCTGGAACGTTGGTATCATCCGAACCATATCCGCAAACGTAGGTAATCTCCCAAGCATCCCATCGAGCTGCTGTTGCCGGAGTTGTTGCTTGGTAGGCTAGCCGAATCTGCCGGAGTGGCTTGTGCAGTTGGTACAACGCCGATGAAAGCGTTTGCTGAACGTTGGCGCCGTCGTAATACTTAACTGTCGTGATCGATTGCACTGGCCGTTTTGGAAGAGTGATCTTGTCACCAAAGCTCTGGCATTGGACCTTCCAGGTTTGCGTCAACAATGCCGTATCAGTGTCGTCTTCGAACTGTTCCCTACATTGCTTAATCAGGTCGGTCAGGTGGTCATCGTGTGCGTCGTCGGTCAACGACATTTCCAGTTGCTTTTTCGCTTCGAATAGCGTCACTGGCTCCACGGTTGGACGTGTCACGATTTCCGGAAACAATTGTTGATTCATCGACAACATATTCAGCAATCCTACAACGTTCAACCAGTAGATTAGCAACACCATCATTCAACGTCACTTCCCGCCCT